ACAAAAAAACAAAATCAAGTATAATATAACAATATATAACAAGGAGACAACTATGTTCATAAACAAAACACAAACAGAAACCACAATAACATTTTCATCAGATGACAACATCTCATTGAAAATAATCAATGGCATCGATTCAGATGGTGTAATTGAAAATGATGAATTACAGATAATCATAAATCAAGCACCATCTTTAGAACAAGTATTGAAAGGTCTAAAAAAGCAATAATGCATAAAAAACACATCGAATACAACTACAAGAACTTTTTAGAACGCACATTGCCAAGAATGAAACATGAACATTTGGTCACAATGATAGAAAATTTTGTTTACAAATACAATTCAAACAGAGATCTAGTTCATTCAGTGTTGGGAGAAAGTTATTGTAACAGTCTCATTCAATTGCGATTACCCAAAATCATTGAACACAACTTGTGGAGAACAGAAAAATATCAATTTGACGTATGGCACACATACATAGTTGCCAATTGGCCACAAAACCGTTTGTTTGACGTAAAAGTTACATCAGCAGGTAGATTGACATGGAATGCAGAATGGGAAGACAAACATGCACGACATTTCAATAGCCATTGTTACCTAGGAGAATACTAGCAGTCAGTTAAATAATCATGTGTTAACTGACAAACAAAGAACCCGATTACTGATACATCAACACATACATGACAATCTGTTCATGTGGTGCTACAAAATGGCTCATCAAGCAGAACACAGCAAACAACAACTGGAAACCATAGATCGTGTGTTGGCCATGACAATGGGAGAACAAAAGCATTATCTCATCATAGACGACAAGTTGTTCAAAACAATCAGTAATCAGTACTATTTTCGCAAAAATGCCCAAGGAAAGTGGGTTTATCAAACAAAACCCAAAGGTGTTTGGCAAGAAATGGATAAATAGTTACATACGCCAACAGTAGCGAGAATACTGATTTACAGGAGAGCAATTTGACTGACGATACTCAACAAACAGAAACCAAACAAACCTATCAAGTTAAGAACATCAAATACGGCGAAAAAACAGTTCGCGGTAGAGTTGTAGGTCGTTCGAAAACAGTTATCCCAGAAGATGAGTTCTTGAAATTAGCACAATTACATTGTTCTTGGCAAGAAATATCAGATTGGTATTCTGTTCCTGTTGGCACATTGCGAGACAATTTCGCTGATCTATACAAAAAGGGCACAACACTAACGAAACAGAAGTTACGTAAAGCACAAATAGATTTAGCACTAAATAAACATGATAGAACCATGTTGATCTTCTTAGGAAAGGTCATATTAGGACAACGTGAAGACACTGTCAACAGTGAAGAATCACAAGTGTTACCATGGTTATCAGATAAAACAGATTAAAGAGTGGGCTATACTATCATTAATGTAGCCATTAATAATTCCTAAGTTCTAATTAGCCCACTCGCCTTATAGATATGAAGTTAACTGACATTCAAAAAACAATTCTAGAAGACAACAGTCGCTTTAAAATAGTAATAGCAGGTCGTAGAGGCGGTAAAAGTTATGCTTCAATAGCCTCATTGGCACAACATGCACGTTATCCCAACACCAAGTGTATGTATATTGCTCCAAGTTACAGAATGGCCAAACAGATAATTTATGATGACTTATTGATGTTGCTCAAAGAACGCAAATGGCTGAAAAAAGTAAATCAATCAGAATTAACGTTCACGCTGGTAAACAATTCAATTATAATGTTGCGTTCTGCAGATAATCCAGATTCAATAAGGGGTGTGGGTTTAGATTATGTGGTGTTAGATGAAGCCGCTGATATACCTAAATTAGAAGAAACATGGCAAGCAGTAATACGTCCCACATTATCCGATCGAGAAGGATCTGCTCTTATTATATCTTCACCAAAAGGCAAAGGCTATCTGTATTCATTGTATAATGATGCAAAACATCTAGATGATTGGAACAGTTGGCAATACACCACAGAACAAGGTGGACTGGTAAGTGAGGCAGAATTAGCACAAGCACGTAAAGACCTCGATGAGCGAACCTATCGTCAAGAGTATCAAGCAGAATTTGTTGACTATTCAGGTGTTATATATTATGCATTCGGTGATCATTGTATCAAAGAAATGCAATTCGGTAGACCAGATATGACACGTGTACCATTACACATAGGAATTGATTTTAACGTAGATCCGGGATGTGCTGTTATTGGATTCCAACATTCAAAAGGCTTACACATATATGATGAAATAGAAATATGGGGCACTGACACACAAGAAATAACCAGTGAGATACAACGCAGATATCCAAATAGAACAATGTTTGCATATCCGGATGCCTCCGGAGCGGCTCGCAAATCATCAGCAGGAGGAATAACAGATCACATCATATTGAAAAATGCAGGTATGCAATTACGTGTTGGTGCACAAAATCCCAGCGTAAAAGACCGTATTGCCAGTGTAAATTCAGCATGTAAAAGCGTCGATGGTGAAACAAAGTTAACAATAGACCCAAATTGCAAAAAAGTAATCAAAGGATTACGCAATCACACATACAAAGAAGGCACACGTCAACCAGAAAAAGATGGTGCAACAGACTATTCACACTTTAATGACGCATTAGGCTATCTAGTCAATAATCTTTATCCAGTTCGTGTAGACAAGATAAATAGTTATGGAAGGCTAGTACGTAGGTTATAAAGAGTTAGAATATGAGCAACGTTCAGTATATCATAAAAGTAATAGAACCAGATAAAGAATACTTAAAAACCTTTACCAGCGATTTATTGTGTGAATCAAAACGATTAGCACAAGAATACTTGTGGAGTTGTCCAGAAGGAACCAAATACATCTATGTTGCTACAAGGTTAAAGAATGATTGATATAAGAATTGCAGAATCTACCGAGGAAAAAGATATCGCAAATAAAATTGTTGTAGATTTTCATTCTTATGTTAATACACCTAAAGTTGTAGGTAGGTGCATCAAATATATTATTGCATATAATAATAAAGATGTTGCTACCTTTTGGTTAGGAAGTGGATTTAAGCCAACACCTAAAGCAATATTAAATTATTTTAATCTTTCTCAAAAAGAATTTGACAAAATATTTAATGAAGTTGCAGATAACAAAAGGTTTTGCATAAAAGAAAATCCAGTAAATAATTTAGGCAGTCAAATATTATCCCGCATTCGCAAAAGAGCAAAAGCAGATTGGTTTCATAAATATGGAAATAATTTAAAAGGTATTCTAACAACAATTGGTAATGATAAAAATGGTTCTGTTTATCTTGCAGATAATTGGCAAGTAATAGGTAAAACAGCAGGATTGCCTAAAAGAAATAAAAGTGTATCTATGAAATGGAATAATAAAGAAGAAATAGCAGAAAGATATATTAAACCTACTGGCGAGAATAAAAAATTAATATTAATAACTACCGCTATATAAACACAAGGAGACATAATGACATTTGCAGATTGGTTTGACGTTCCCCAGACTGGCAATAGGATTGATTTACTTACATGTAAGGGTCGCGAAGAAATAACCATGAAAACCATAAATTGGTGGGAGAGTCAAGGATGGGAAGTAGTGCTGTGGGACAATACTGGTTATTTGCCGGCTATTGGTAGAAATAATATAATTAAAAGTTACAAAGAGTCAGATAGAGATATTTTGATAATGGCAGATGATGATATCACACTATATACGCATCGTTATCTTACAGCAGATTGGTTAAAGGCACCTATTAGAAATGGTGTTTATACACTGAATTCAAATCACAAGATGGGCATACTGAAATACAACAGCACAGGTTGGGATGATGGAAATCATCATTGGCGCGAAACACCAGAAATCAGTCAACTGTATGTAATAGATACAAAAGACATACCTTATCAAGATGAATATTTGCCAGCATTGGAAGATTTGTATTGGGCTAAAGAATGTAATCTTTTAGGAATTAAAACACAGATTCTACATACAGTGTTCCTACGTGAGCAGAGCCAAGATAAAGGTAGCCTATTGTTCTGTAATAGGCAACATCGCAAAGAAGTATATGCTGAAGCAAAAAAAATAAAGGAGAATATATGAAATTACCAGAATATTTAAACAAAGAAAGCACACATGTAACACTAGGTGTTAACACAATGAGTCTGTTAGGACTCAGTCTATTATGGGGTCATATGTTAGAAATGATTTCACTGTGGTTTTTACCATTAACAGTGTTGTCTTTGTTAGCAGGATTCGGCAGTGAAATTAGGAAACGCAATGCCAACTGATTCTTTTGACAAAAAAGCAACAGAAAAGTTCGATAAAAGCACTATTAGGCAAGCAGAGAAATTAATCGATAGTAGCAGTGAATTAAAAGCGGCTAGAAGTCTAAAAGATGGCATGAAACCATTTTATGGACAAACACATGGTGGTAAAGGATCGGCACCTAGAATAAACACATTCACTGATGAATATCAAGACAAATTTGATAGAATATTTAAACAAGGTAAGTATGCCAAAGACAAAAACAAAGACGATTAAAGTTGGATTTGTCAAAGCCACTTACAAATGGTTAACAGGTGCATATCCACAATTAGAACATGTAGAAGACTTTGAAATAAGAACTGTATACAAAGCATTTACAGGTAATTCACAAGAACACATAATAGAAAATATCAAAAGTTGGTGTATGCAAATAGGTGCATTAGATTGTGTCAGCATAACCAGAGAAGAATTTGAGGAAGCACATGGATAATTTAATGGCAATAATTCAAGATGTTGAACCAGCAAACAATTTGAACAGATTCGATGATGTTGAATTAAACATCAAAGAAGTAAGAAAAGAATTTGTTGGTAAACCAGAATTATGCCACCAATTGGTAAAACACATTAACTATTTGCGTAGATCAATCGATGTTGTAGAAAATTGGAATCGCTTTGAATATTTGATAGAACACTTTTTACCAGAAATATTAAAACATTTTGATGTAAGATGGTTATTGAGTATATGTGATACTTATGTGGACCATGGTGATGAATACAGCAGTGCTATAGCAATGAACATTGTGAACATAGTAAATGGCACAAACATTCAAAGTACTATTATGTATACATTACCAGAACCTGTTATGTTAAAAGAAAAAATGACCACAGATGTAAAATATCCAACATGGGGTGGCATGATAACATGTGATATCATAACAGGAGATACCATACACAACATGATGACTCGCAATGACAAAATTATAAAAGGTCATCGCATTCTTAACAAAATATGGTGTGAAATAAAAAACAGAGGCAGACAAGAACACATGATACCCGTCAATCATATTTGTCAAGCACATGTTAATCCAGAATGGAGAACATATTTCAAATGATATTACGCAGTGATATAATCAAATTAGCCAATTGTGATGTAATAGGTATTGAATTAGGTGTAGCAGAAGGATTCTTCAGTTATGAAGCATTAGATAATCAACCCATAAAGCATTGGTACAGTGTTGACATGTGGGCCGGTGATAGAGGACATAATGAATTTCAATATAAAAATGCCTGTAATAAATTAGCACCATTTAAACACAAAAACACAATTATAAAAAACAAATTTGCAAATGTGGTAAATGATTTTGAAGATGAATATTTCGATTTTATTTACATCGATGGTTATGCTCACACAGGTCAAGAAAATGGAGAAACATTAAGAGACTGGTGGCCTAAATTAAAACAAGGTGGTGTATTTGCCGGAGATGATTATCATTCAGATTGGCCATTAACCAAAAAGGTTGTTGATGATTTCTGTGCTACACATAAATTACAATTACAAACACACGAATTTACAAACAAGAATCACTGGAGTAGATATCCCAGTTGGTATGTGATAAAATGAAGAATAAAAAGATAATATTTGGACAAAATCCTCCTTCAACAAAAGAATGGGATGAAGCCAGAGCAGAAACAATGTACAATGATTTTATGCGAGGTTATTTAGAACTAAGCAAAGAAGAAAAAGCAATAGAAAGATTAAGTGATGGTATACTGTATCAACGTTATTGCAAAGCACAAAAATATGGTATGCATTTATACAATCATATGACTAATGGAGGAAGATATCAACCTAATGAAAGCGGTGCATAAATACAAAAATTCAAAAAACAAAGAACACATGCGTAGAATGATACAAAGCATGGGTTACAAATTTACCATATGGGATATGCCACATGTGTTAGCACTTATGGAACGTGCAGGCATAACTATATACACAGAAAAACCCAGTGAATTGAGGTCTGATGTCGACACAATTACACTGTAACAAAGCCCTACACATGACGACATATATGTATTCTAACTCCGATAAGTTGTGTGTAGGCACCCGATTTTGATAAATATATATTCATAACGTTATGAAAACATCCGGAGATACTTTTGGCCAGTAAATTCAATTACGAAAATTTTATATCTACAGTTCACCCATTATATCAAAAATACTATGATTCCTGGACTTTGGCAGTAAATTCATTTTATGGAGGAGTTCCATATCGCGATGGTCAATATCTAAAAGCATATGATAATGATTACTCAACACCAAGTGAAACAATCAATACGTATGATGTAGATGATTATGGTAATCAAACAAAAGTATATAAAAGTTCTGTAACCAGAGTAAACAGTAGATCAGAAGCAGAAACAGGCTTACAATATGCAAGTAACTTTTATCAAGAGAAGTTACAGAATGTTCCAGTATTTCCTTATACTAGGTTATACTGTTCAGAATGGAACGCAATATTGTTTAGAACACCCCCAAGCAGAGTATTACCAGATACACCAGAAGTGCAAGACTTTATTATGAACACAGATGGAGAAGGCAACTCCATTAATGAATTTATGAGCATGGTAGATACATTTACTTCAGTGTTTGGAGTAGTATGGGTAAGTTGTATCAAAACATCCGGATCAGATTATGCAAAATGGAGAATGCACAAACCAACAGATGTATACAATTGGTCATATTCATATAATGCAAATGGTGACTTAACTTTAAATAGAATATTGATTAGAATAGCACAAGAACCAACATATGAAATATTCCATTATATAACAAATGATGAAATACACACAATTTTTATGCCTTTAGGTGAAGATGTCGATGATATGGACATTGAATTACCAATGGGCGCAGAATTCCTCGAGGATGAAGAAGGAAAGGGTTTTTACAGAATTGTCCAACCTAATGAGTTAGGGACAGCCAATATAGTAAGACCCGTATATCAAAGCACTAAAATTCAAAATGGTGTGGGCCACACACCTACCTTTGATATCGCACAAATTCAACGTAGTGTTTACTCGGATATGGGAGAAATTTACTCTGCCGTGTCATATGGGGCACATCCAGTCACTATTGTTGATGAAGAAACACTAAACAGAAATGACAATAGTGTTGGTGCTGAGCCAGGCAGTGTTATTATTACACAAGCCGCACTCAACGGGCAACCTAATTATGTGTTTGAATTTGCAACTCCACCATTAGACAGTATTCAAGAATTAAGAGAATTAATCAATCAAAAGATTGAAAAAATGAACCAAACAGCAATGATTAGAAGTGACGAATTAATCAAAGCAAGTCGAAGTGGTGTTCAAATAGAAATGTATGATTCAAAATTAGAAGCATTCATACGTAAAAAAGCAACAGCAATGGAACAAGCAGAATACAACTTGTGGAAAATATGGTTTGCATGGTTAGATCAAGATATTCCAGAAGATTTAGCAATCAGTTATAATAGATTGTACAGTCAAAAAGGTGTAGAGAATGAAATCAAAGAAATGAATACACTATTAGACGCATATGATAGATATGCCGCATCATTTCTAGAAGAAATAGAAACATATGAACCAGAAACATTCGAAACACAAATAGAAGCAGAAAATTATGCTAGACAATTAGGAGGCACAGGTGGCTTCCACACTCACACCAGAGAAGATGGTGTAACAATTTACATGCCATTTAATACACATGAAGAATATGAAATGCGTATGGAAATGGC